CATGTTACAGGAACAAGGTCTATTTCAGGTAACTTTACTTGTTATTTGAATACTCCTTCAAGCGGTGCATCAAGTGCTGACTTGTTTGAAGATCTTATTGAGGCAACAACAAAAATTACCAACTCGTTTGACCTAGCGTTTTCAGTTGGTGGATCGGCGTCTACTAATATTCCTAGAATGGTTATCAATGTAGATAAAGCCCATCTAGAGGTACCAACACATTCAATTGATGATATTGTAAGTTTGGAAGTAAATTTCCACGGCTTACCAACTTCTGTAGATACTACAGATGAGTACACAATCGACTTTGTAGGACCAGACGTAACTTAACTTTAGCGGGAGGGGAAACCCTCCCTCTTTTAACCAGGAAATAGAATGACAGAACAAGAAAATAAATCAATATCACTAGCGAGTTTATTAACTCCAAGTAAAACAGTTTCAGTAGACTACCCAGGAATGAGTGGATTCTCTGTAGATCTTTGCTATTTAGCGAGAGAAGAGTTAGTAAAACTTAGAAATCGCTGTGTATCTCAAAAGTTTAATCGTAAAACACGAGGATTCGAAGAATCACTTGACGAAGATAAATTTTTAGTAGAGTATGTAAAAGCTGTAATAAAGGGATGGAAAGGCTTAAAATATTCTTACTTAGAAGAGCTTCTATTGGTGGATATCAGTGCTCTCAATCCCGAAGATGAACTTGAGTTTAACCACGACAATGCAGAAACGTTAATGAAAAACGCATCTGACTTTGACACTTGGGTATCTGAAGTCACAGGTGATTTAGAAAATTTTACGAAGACCAAGTAAACAAAATACTTGGTCTACTGGACATACAGTATAAAGAAGGACAGATAACTTTAGATACATATTTTGATTTATGTGAACAAAGTGGTAAAGACCCTGATCCTGACGAAATGCCACCTAGCCTTGAGGATTATCCTTATGAGGTACAGGTGGCTTTTTTATTGCATGACTTTTTACCTGATCGTTGGGATGGAATGAGTGGTTCTTACATGGGGAAAGATTTTTCTTCTATAGGAACATTACTAGATATTTGGAAAGTAAAAGATAAAAAAACCTGTCTACAATTTATAAAACATATAGAAGCACGACATTCTAGAAAAATTAATTTAGAAGGCGAAAAACGCAGAAAAGCAGCTGAACAAAAAGCGAAAAGACCTCGCGGTGGCGGGGGTATTAGTGTACAAGGATAAATGGCTAAAAAAGAAATAAAAATTCCGATTAAAGTAGATGGTAAGCAAATTCTATTAACTCAAAAAGAGATAAAAAAATTAGCAAAAGAAACTACTAAAGCTGCAAGCGGCTTTGATGCAATGAGTACTTCGCAAAGAGGTGCAGATCGTGCAGCTAAAGGTCTATCAAGACAATCGTCAAATTCAACAAAAAACTTTTCAAAAATGCAACAAGGCATCAGCGGAGGACTTGTTCCCGCATATGCTACTCTTGCTGCCCAAGTATTTGCTGTTAGTGCCGCCTTTCAATTTTTACAAAACTCTGTAAACTTTAAAAATCTTATAGAAGGACAAAAAGCTTTTGGTTCTGTTACAGGTACAGCTTTTGGAACAATTACATCAGCAGTACGAGCAGCTACAAATGGTCAATTAGCATTTGCAGAAGCCGCACAAGCTACAGCAATTGGTACAGCCGCAGGATTAAATAGAGCACAACTAGAACAGCTAGGAAAAGCAGCCAGAGATACATCACTTGCATTAGGAAGAGATTTAACAGATTCTTTTAATCGTCTTATAAGAGGTGTAACAAAAGCAGAACCAGAATTATTAGATGAATTAGGTATTATATTAAGACTTGATCCTGCTTTAAAAGCTTATGCAACAAGTATAAATAAAACTAAAGAGGAATTAAATGCTTTTGAAAGAACACAGGCAGTATTTAATGAAGTAGCTGGACAAGCCGAAGATAAATTTGGTAGAATAACAGAAATAATGGATCCAAGTGCATTTGCGCTAGCACAATTTGCTACTGCTTTTGATGACTTATTAAATATTTTAAAATCTGGAGTTGGATTTGTTGCACAAAAACTTTTACCTTTCTTTACTGAAAATATTTATGCATTAACTGCAGCTTTATCTCTTTTTGCCCTTCCAATAATTAAAACTATATTACCTTCTTTTGCAGCTATGGAAACAAAAGCAGCAGAAAATCTAAAAGGTTTACAAGGTTCTTTAAAAGAAACAGAAAAATCTATGAAAAACTTAGCTGTTTCTCAACAAGCTATGGATGCAGGTGATGCAGGTCGTGCTAAAATGACTACCTCAGGTCAATCTGGTGCAAAGAAAATGCTTTCAAAAGCAGGAGTAACTGTAAAAGGAGACTTATCACAAAGACAAATTGCTGCCTATAAAAGGTCAATGGATCAAAAAACAGGAATTTATAAGAAATTTAATAACCAAGAAAGAATAGCATTTAAAGCACATTTAGCCAAATTAGATGCAGTTCATAAAGCTTCTACAAACAAAAGAAAATTACAAACTCAAATAGCAGAACAACAAAAACAAGCAACTTTTAAAAGAACCGAAATGGTTTATAAAAGAGCACAAATAAGAATGGTTCAAGCTACAGCACTTGGTGCAAAAGCTATGAATAAAGCTATGGCGGCCGCGGGTATCATAGGTATAATAACTTTAATTGCCTCTGCAGCAATTTCTTTATTCAATTTCTTTAGAGTAAAAGATAAAGAGGCTGAAGCAGCAAAAGAAAGAATGGATGGTTTAACAGATTCTGCAGAAAAGTTAAATTCTGAATTAGGAAGATCATTAGACGTAAGAGCACAAGGATTACTTTCAGTTGGGCAATATGCTATGCAAACTGCAAAAATGATACAAAGTGCTTCTGCCCAAGTAATGGCAGCTGAATTTGCAGCTACAGCAAGCTCTCAAACAGATAGAAGAAAAACAATATATATACAAAAAGGAGAGCGAAAAGAATTATTTAAAGATAAATCCTTTCGACAAAATATAAAAGAAACAGAACAAAGTTTTAGATTATTATCAAAAGGTTCTATTGGTGATCTTTCGAAAGCTTATGAAGATATTGCGAATACAGTAAAAGAAGGAAAAGCTCCTACAGAGACTCAACTTAATAACTTGAAAAAACTCGAAGGAGAATACATGGGGCTCGCTCAATCGGTAGAAAGAGCTGCTGAAGTACAAAAAACTTTTGATCAAGCTTTAAGAGGCGCCGTAGGGCCTAAAAGACAATTTCAAGGATTAAGAACTGCAGGAAAAGCTCTTTCAGAAAATTTAGATGACCAACTAAAAATGCTTGACAACGATAAAATGCTTGCTGAAAAAGAAAAGACTAAATACGATCTAAATAAATATAATCAGCAGAAACAATCTTTAAGTGATCAACTAACAGCACAAACAACAATGAACTCAACTCTAGATAAAATTTTAGAGAAAGAAGATCAAATAGCTTCAAAAACCCAAGAACAGCTTAGAACAAAACTAGCAATAAGTCCTTTAAATACAGCTGCAAATCAAATAGCAAGAGCGGAAGCAGGAATAGTAGATAAAGTATTAGCTGCTCGAAAACAGCAATTAGCAGTAGAGGTAGCACAAGCACAACTAGATGCTGCAGGAACAAAAGAAGAAAAGAAAGATGCTCAAGCTAATTTAGACTTACAAAAGGATCTACTTGAAACAAGTAAAGCACAAATAACTGCTGAAGCAGAAAAAGTAGCTTTACAAGAAATACAAATTAGAAATGCTGAAATATTGAAAAAACTAGGAATGGAATCTACTTTAGCAGGAGGAAATGTTGCTTTATTTAATGCAACTTTTGAAAATGCTAATAAATTTATGAAAGGCACAAAAGCATATCAAATGGCATCTATACGAGATTCAGCAAATTATAGAATACAACAATCACAAGCAAATACAGAAAATAACAAAGCTAGATTAGAGAACCAAAAACTTAACGCGGACCAACAAATGGTAACTCTACTAAATGCCAGAATTAAACAAGAAGAAGAATTAGGTAGATTAAATGAAGAAAAAATTAGATTTGAATCTACTATGATAGGTCAAACTATGCTAGCCGCAGGACAAGCAGGAGCAACAGCTCTAGAATCTTCAGCAACTTCAGGCATTATTGGAGTTATAAAAGGAGAAAAAAGCGAAAAAGAAGCTCTAAAAGAAACAGCGCTTGCAGTTGCAAACGCAGTATTAGAAAGTATAATTAGTAGTTTAGTAGCTTCAGCACTGTCTGCCATGGCTATTACTACCCCTGCAATAACAAGTGCTCATGCAGCAGGTGCAGGAGTCGCTGCCTCGTCAATAGTTACTGCATTTACTACCGGAGGAGCGGCAGCTGCTGGAATGATACAAGCAGCTATGATAGCAGGAGGAGCAACAGGAGGATTCTTTAGATATGGTGGGATTGTAAGCGCAGCAGAAGGAACAGTTGCATCAGGACCACAGTCAGGGTACCCAGCAATTCTTCATGGAACAGAAGCTATAGTACCATTAGGGCAAGGAAAAAATGCAATTCCTGTAGAATTTAAAAACGCTATGCCTACAGGCGCAACAAATTCAGTAGTAAATGTTACTATAAACAGCGATGGAAGTACACAAATGGATGAGAGTGAGGCTACACAATTTGGACAAGCAATACAATCAGCTGTACAAAATGAAATAGCAAAACAAAAAAGATCTGGCGGGATGCTAGATAATACCTTATAGGAAAATAAAATGGCATTAGGATTTACAGACTTAACAAATACACAAAGAATACCAGATAAAGGACTCAATGCAACTTCAGAACCAGTACTATTTTTAACACAATTTGGGGATGGGTATGAACAGAGAGTTGCTAATGGAATAAATAATTTAAAACAAACTTTTTCTATTAGTTTTGATGATAGAACAAAAGAAGAAATTGACGATATAATCGCATTTTTTGTAAATAAAGCGGGAGTAACTTCTTTTGACTTTACTTATCCAGATTCAAATAATTCAGGAGAAACAACAATAAAAGTTATTTGCGAAAGTTGGTCACAATCTTGGAACTATGATGAATTTTATAGTTGTTCAGGAACATTTAGAAGAGTATACGAATCATGACAGATAAGTTAATGGTAGAAGACTTACAAAAACAAAGTCCAGGCTCTGCTCTTGTACACCTTTTTGAATTACAAATTAGTGAATCTTCCTATGTATATTTTCACAACGGACTTGATGATGATTTATCAAGTTTACAATTTAGAGACTATGATACAAATAGTACTATAAGAACTTATACAGCAATACCTGTACAAGCAGAAGGATTTGAACAAGCAGCCTCAGGTCCAACAAATAGACCAAATATTGGTTTTGCAAATGCAACTTCAGTATTTTCTTCTGCTGTAGGAGATTATGACGCTCTTATTGGCAAAAAAGTAATAATAAGAAGAACTCTTAAAAAATATTTATATGGAGAAAGTGAGGATGCCAGCCCCCCTGTTGAATATCCAAGACAAATATATTTTATAGATAGAATAAATCAAAGAACAAAAGGAACAATCTCTTTTGAACTTACTTCTGCTTTTGATTTAGAAGGAATTAAAGTGCCTGGAAGACAAGTTGTTGCAAATGGATGTCCTTGGATTTATACAGGAGCAGATAAAGGATTAAACGAGCATGAAAAAGTAGGCGGATGTACTTGGAGTAAAGAAGGAAAATTCAAAGCAAGTTACAAATCAACTTTAGACGGAGAAACTGAATATATAGTACTTGTAAATGTTGATGATGAATATATTGTTCCAGGCTCGGGAGAAAGTGGAGCAATAACTTTTACAGCTCATACTACAGGAGGAATTTCAGCAAACGGATATTACTCCAATACAACAACCTTAGGAACAGCAAGTGGAGTAAGAAGAATAAACGAAAATGGACTTATAGATACTGCAGCAGATTCTTCAACAATTACAAATTATTGGCAAGCAAAAAAGACAGAAGGAAGTCCAGGAACTTTGACCGATAATAATACAAATGTAAATAGAATACGATTATGGACAACTTGGGATAGTTCTACAACTTACTATGCTTATACAGAAGATAGACACAATGATTATGTAAGATACACAAGCGGAGGTCTTACTCGTCTTTGGAAAGCAAAGAAAACAAGCATAAATCAAGCTCCTGGTTTCAATGAATATTGGGAACTCGGCGATATATGTGGAAAAACCTTAGAGTCTTGTAAAAGAAGATATGGATGGGATCCTAAATCTGCGGGAACAGCAACTACAACAGGAAAAGCAAACCCAGATACAACAGCCGTTTTAATGTTTGGAGGTTTCCCTGGTGCAAAAAGATTTAAATAGTTTATTAGAAGAAATTTATTTAGAAGCTGAAAAAGCTGCTCCAAAAGAAATGTGCGGGTTTATTATTCAGCAAAATAACAAAACAAAATGGATTTTATGTGAAAATAAATCCGAAAATAAAAATGAGTTTAAAATTGACGGACACACTTTCGTTAAATATCAACTTACTTCAAAAATTTTATATGTAGTCCATAGTCACTACATGGAAGATTGTAAACCAAGTCAACATGATATAAATGGGTGTAATGAAGTTGACATACCTTACTTAATTGTAAGCTACCCACAAAAAGAACATTATATATTGGAACCAGCATGACAAGAAATATTTATTTAAAAGGAAAAATGGGAAAACTTTTCGGTGAGCATTGGAAACTCAATGCATCTACTGTGCGTGAGGCAATGAATGGAATAGATGTACAAAGAGAGGGAAAACTAAAACAATATTTAATAGATTGCACCGAAAAAGGAATTGAATTCACAGTACAAAGAGGAGAAGATTTTCTAGAATACGATAATTTGCAGATGGAGTTAGGAAATGATGATATAATTATAACTCCACTTCCAGTTGGTGCAGGGAAAACAGCAGGACGAATAAAAGCAATAATTGGAGTAGCACTAATTGTAATTGGTATAATAGCAATGATGGGAGGGTTTCCAGAAGGTAGTCAACTAGCAGCAGCAGGCTGGTACTTAATCGCTGCAGGAAGCCTACTTGCAAGTATCGGTATAGTTGAAATGCTCACTCCAGATACTCCCAGCAACTCCAGTGATGGATATTTATTCAATGGACCAGAAAATAGTGTTAAACAAGGCATCCCTGTGCCTTTATGTTATGGAGAGTTAATAGTTGGAGGAGCTCCAATTAATTTTGGGTTTACCGATAGACGAGCAGATTATGCTTCAGGATTTTCAAGAGTTACAGTTTCAGAATCAGGTTATGGGTCGCACGACACTTATGGAAGATACCAAACTATAACAAATAATACAGGCGGTACAGGCGGCGGCAAAGGAGATGATGGAAGATCAGGAGGAAGTGACACTGACTTCTCCTTCAACGGAAAATAATTATGGCAGTAAAAGGAATAGGAAATGGAAATGATGGATACTACGGTGGAAAAGTAAGTAATACTTCGGAACAAACAGCTGTAGTATATGATCTACTTTCTGAAGGTCCAATTGAAGGACTTGTAGAGGGTGCTGCTTCTATATATTTAAATGGAGTACCTATTATAAATGAAAGTCAAAATAAACTTTGGGGAGCCTCAACTTCACGAGATGTTAGTTATAACGCTAGTACTGGAGTAGTAACAGATAATACGAGTACTATGTTTGTAGATCGTAATATCGATGAAGGAACATATTATATACTTATTGCAGGTGCTAAAAAACAAGGGTCAGGTATTGCAACAACAACAGCAGACTCAAAAACAGTAACAACTTCAACTGCTTTCTTTGCTTCAGATGATGAAAGATTCAAAGCAAATACAACTTTTCTTTTAAGTCAATATGTAGTTATAAAAGATGCAGGAGCAAACGGAGCTGACTATATTGGTTATATAACAGAATTTACAAGCTCTACAGAAGTAACAGTTCATCCCCCCGTCCCTACAACAGTTTCTGGAAAAGATATAGAAATAGATTTAGTTGATGCTATTTCTTCTTTTTCTGGTAACACTGCTACTCTTGCAAATGGAGGAGGAGTAAATGTTTCAAATGGTTTCTCTGAAATGTCTGTGCCTACTCAAACAGCACAAAGTACTCCTAAATTAAATTTTGAAAGAGTTTCTTATGCATTTCGTTCCGGATACAGAGATCAAGGAGTATTGCCCGGCCCGGGAGGATTAGGTAGTGGTTCAATTGCTGCAAGTGTCGGAACAGAATTACCTGCAAGTTATTATGGTTATTTAAGTAATGTTTCAACAACTCCTGCAGATGATGGAAATTGGATAAATGCAACAGAACCAACTACAGGAGACACAGGAATAGAAAGAACTCATACTCAAATGGGAGTTACAAATCC